GTAGTTGGTAGAATGATCCAACTTGCTGAGAATGGACTTACATTCTCATGTAATACAGGATCTGGTTCTGTTAATAAGACATATCCTAGAGCAATCGGTGCAAATACAGCAACTGGTGCAGACTATGCATATAATACAAATCTTCCAATTACTGCTGCTGACGCAACAACAATTACTGTTAACGTAAATGGTGGTCAAGGTCCTATCAGTAATGCTAATGCACACGTATTTGTATCTGCTGTAACTAATGCTGTTGTAGTTCCTGGTGATTGTGCTAATGTTCAAGACGCAATTGATACTTTAATTACTACAATTAATGATATTATTGCTCCTACAGAAGAGGCATTCGGTGTCGCTGCTGATAGACTTTACTTCAACAGAACTTACATTGCTGAAGAAATAACAAATAAAGTTACCGCAGAATTTACATATACTTTGAATAGTATAAATTACTCAGCATTCACTTATCCTGGTGCTACTGGTGAAGCAACTTGTCAAAGAGATATCAAACTAATCATTATTAGTATGATATCTGATTTACAAACAGGTGGAAATAATAGTACAGTTGCTGCTATTGAAAAATATCTAACTTCAACATTATCAATCAATCATGTTGAGGAAGAATTACTACCAACTTTATATGCTATAGAGCAGTTAAAAGATCTTGGTGCTTATGCTATTAGAAATAGATTGTTCAACGTTGGGCATACACCAATTGGTGATCAATATGTTGCACAGTTTACATCTCAAAGTTCATACCAAGATTCATTTAATCCACCAAATATCCTTTCAGTTGTAACAAGATTTAGAGAACTTGTTGATTTTGCTCTTAATATTCTCGCTCCTAGCAGAAAAACTGGTAGAGGTGCTGCGAAGAATATGCTTTATAATAGAAACTATTATAAGCAAGAAATTTCAAATCTTGTAAATTCTCAGTTTGGTTCTGGAACTTGGACTTATGACACATTCTTAGATGAAGTTGTTGATGATTTAGTTCATGACACTATCGTAACTAACACATTAGACAATCAATTAGGTCGTACAATTACGATTGAAAATGTTGTAGGTGTATTTGTTAAGGGTGAAACAGTTCGTTCTAATAATAATGGAACTGCTATAGTTCTTGAGTTTGTTACCGATACAAACTTATTAATTGTAGGAACCTTTACTGGTAGTATCTGGCAAGGTGTAGATCAAATTGAAGGATCAGTTTCTGGTGCTGTTGCTGATATTAGCGTTGGTGGAGTTAGTGATGATTATCATTACTATAACAATCCAGCAAATGTTAAAACACTTGCAACTGCTAGATTAATTACTTCTAATATTAGCGGTCAAATTTCTGGAGTTAACTTATTCGCAAATCCAGAAGCATTCACTCTTGATTGGTCTGGTAATAAGATGTTTATTACTGAAGATGCTATCACAGCACCAGATGCAACTGCTACTGCTGAAAAGATTGTATCTACTTCAGATAATGATTTACACTCAATCATCAGAAATTATACTTTAAGTTCTTCTGATACATGGGATGACGGTACTATTAAGTTTGACGATACTAATAATAGGTTTGACGAAGGTTCTATTAGTAACCAGTCAACTCAGCAATATACATGGTCAGTATTCATTAAGGCAGGTGAACTTAATAGATGTCGTATACAACTAGATTTGGATGAAGGTCAGTCTGGTGTTCAAAGAGTATTCTTTGATCTTAACTTGACTAACGGGGTTATTGGATCTCTATTCACACCTCAAGGTGGTGTTACAGGAGACGCATATGGAGTTGTTCCTTACGGTGATGGTTGGTATAGAGCATATATCACTGCTACATTCTCGTTTGGTTTCTCCGCTTTACAAGCAGAAGTTATCATTAACGATACTGGCAATTCACAAATATATGCAGGTAATAATAGTGATGGTGCTTATGTTTGGGGTGCAAAACTCAATAAGGGTATATTAGATCCTTATACATCTGCAGATGGTAAGATATTCTATGCTGATGCAGAATTTAATATTAAGAACTATGCATTAGATCGTCTTGAAGAATATACTCTTCAGGCACTAGATGATACTTTAACTTCACCTGGTCCAAGTTCCACATTCCTTAAGTTCTTTAATACAGCAGCTGCTGCTGAGTATGATAAGAGATCTATTAGTGGTATCATAAGATCCAATTTAAATCTCCTACGTGAGCAATTAAAGCAAGATACTTATTACACAGGAATAGCACAAGTTAATGGACTTACTATCCCAACACTAACCTATGGTACACGTTCCATTCCTGCTGGTGTTGGTGGTGGAATGCAAGCTGCAGACTTCTTATATGGTTTAACTAGTGATGCTTATGCAGAACTAGAAGATATTACTATGAACGAAGGTAAGGTAGTACAAGCATATCAAAGATTTAGAATTGATGGTGATATTACCGATGGTCCGTTCACTATGAATGAGGTAGTTACTAAACAAGGTGCCCCATCTATTACAGGTGTTGTTTACGGATATCATTTTGATGAAAATTACAAGTACTTAGATGTACGTGTAACTGCTGGTCCTTGGGCAATTACAGACACAATTGTTGGTGCTACAAACTCAACTACTGCTCAAATTAGTGCAATAGAAAATAGAATTCAAGTTATTGATCTTAAGGGTTCATTCGTTGATAATATTCCATTCAAAGGATATACAAGTGGTGCTACTGCAACTCCTACAGGATTTATTAAGACTGATGCTGCTGTACTTACAAATACTGGTGGTACTCTAACAGTAGATACTGAGACACTTAATGGTACTTTTGAACAAACTTGTGTTGTTTATCCTGAAAGTTCTAGACAGTATATCGAAGTATCTAAATTCGCTGGTCTTGATATTGGTATTGGTAATAGAATTTCTTCTAGTGGATATACTAGATTACAAATTTCTGTTGTCAGTGGATTGAATAACTTTACTGTTGGAAATAAACTTTATAGGGTAAATGCTGGTATTCAAGATACAAACACATATGGTTATATAACCGAACTTGATCTTGATAATAATTACGTATACGTGACTGAATACGCTGGATCATTCTCTCTAGGTGACTTTGTTGGTGATTATGGACTTGAATCAAATCCAATTGGTTACGCAACTGTAAGTACAAGAGTTGTGACACCTGGTGCTGCTGCAGCACAAGTACAGGATGTTAGAATTAGTGGTGTTAATAAGAGATTATATCTTTCAGATATAGTTGGAACATTTGATCTTAAAGATGCAATTGTTGGACCTGAAAATTATGAGGCAATCATATTAACTAAGGTTGATCTTAAGGCACGTGTTAAGAGAGCATTTAAAGGATTTGATGGTACTCAGACATCATTCAAGTTAACACAACAGAATGGTACTTCATACCTTCCAGATCCTGCTGGACACCTATTGGTATTCATTAATGGTATTCTACAACCTCCAGGTGCTTCTAACGCATATACAGCGTTCTCAGACACTATACAGTTTACAGAAGCACCAGATCTAGGAGCATCATTTACAGGGTTCTACGTAGGTAAGTTGAGACAGTTGGATGATATTTCATTCGAGTTCGACTCCTTACGTCAGTCATTCAACCTTAAGCGTAATGATGTATTCTACTCACTAACTCTAACTGAGGGTGTTCAATCTTCAACTATACGTCCAGAAAATAACATCATCGTTTCTCTGAATGGTGTTATACAGGAACCAGGTGTAGGTTTCGAGATCGTTGGTTCTAGAATTATCTTCTCTGAAATTCCTCGTGTGGGATCAACATTCGTTGCCTTCTCCTACGTTGGTTCTGAGGCAGACGTTGATGCTGCTGAAGTTGTACCACCTATCGAACCTGGTGACTTCATTGACATCCAAGGTGAGACATCAGACAGAGAAGTTGCTGTTATTGAATCATCAAACTCCTTAATCACCTTCGACTATCTTGGATCTGTATTCGGACAAGATGCTAAGGCAACTGCTATTCTGACTTCAGGATTCATTAATGATGTTCAGGTAACATCTGGTGGTTCTGGATATACAACCAGACCGAATGTTAGAATCGATTCTATATCTGGATTTGATGGAAACATCAGAGCATTGATCGGGGTTGCAGGTGTTGAAATGAATAATGCTGGATCTGGATATAAGGATCCAAAAGTTGAAGTTGAAACAACTGTTCCTCTTGATTGGAACGCACCTGATCTTAGCCTATACGGTGAAGAAGAGGTAGACCCTGAAACACCATAAATAACTAAAAAATGTAGCGAGTAATGGCCAAACAATCACTAAATCTTGGTACGGTAGCTAATGATAACACAGGGGATACCCTGCGTGGTGGAGGCGACAAGATAAACGATAATTTTAATGA